GCTCGGTCGCCATGCGTTGTGTGTGACGTTGTCGATGCGGTCCTGTATCTCTTTGATACGTTGTTCGACGTGTGATTTTGTGACGCCTCGTGTCTTACCGTTGGTAAAGGAGGCAGTGTTTTGGACATAGCCGTTGTCCGCTGTTTCATACAAGCCGGGATTGATTGCTGACGAAAAGGCCAGTTTCACCCCGCTTGCAGTTGATGTAATTGCAGTGATTGTCTGTTCGACGCCCATTGGGTCAGCATCACTGTAAATGAGTATGATGTCGCCAACTGAAAAGCCGGTGTTTCTGTAGTCAGCACCAGTAACAAAGACCGCGTTTGCTTCCGCACTCGCTGACATCAGGACGGCTTCTTGCGGTCCAATGCCAAGTAAGTCAGCGACTTTTTGTGCAGTCGTGTAAACGATTTCTTCGGGGTTGAGAGGGCGTGTTTCCGCTTCACCGGGTGAGAATACTACTGGCATGCGTCATCCCCTCATCTCCCACAGATGGTTCTCCATCATAGACCTTGCCACCAAAGACGGTTTTGAACCGACTTCATGAGCACGTCTCCAATGTACATCGGGAATGCTGCTTGCTTCATATCATCGTCCTCGTCTTCTTCCTCTTTTTCAGGAACTTGCATACCAAAGTCTCCGAACGGGTCACCAAATCGCCTTCTATCCCGTGCTCCCTGCTTCTGCGAGTCCATCCAACTCGGTTTTTCAGGAGTCTCAACTGGGGGTGCATCTGAATCGTCGAGTGTGTAATCTTCGCCTTGTGGAGCGTGCGGGAAGTCTTGTCGGACTTTACCTTCAGAAAGTCCTTGTCCGGGTTGTAGGACCGATAAGGCTCCGTATGGCGCCGCTTCGCCTGCGAATCGAGTTTTGCTATCCTCGACAGTCTGTCGAACTTGTTCGTTGACTTCATCGAGTGACATTCCTTGTTGAATTAAATCCCTGAATTGTTTTCGTGCGCTCACAAGTTGTTGCTCACGCATGGCTCGCTCGCCATCACTTTCGTTCGCAGGTGCTTCTTCAAGCCCAAGTCGTGAAACGAGATTGTTGAGGGCGTTTTCCATTCGCATGTCCATACCATCTTCGCCCTCTCCGGGTCGAACGATTGTAGGGTCTTTGCTCATGTCTCGACCTTGACCGAACACACGTTCAGCAAGTATCTCAGGCGTCATGACTGACATGTGACCTGATTCCATCCGAGCATTTAGTCTTCGGATTTCTGTGGCGAGTTCTTCTCGTTTTCGGTCAACATCCATAATTTTTTGGAGGTTTTCGGCTGTTGGATTAGCCATGTATCGACCACGTAGGTTCTCAAGAAAGTCGTCTTGCTTTTGAGCACTTCGCATCTGATATTGAATCAGTTTCTTTTGACGCTCCGTTTGTTCGCCAATGTCAAGGTTCGCCATGCTTGGACTACGTTCCAAATCGATGGCTAAGCCCTCGGTCTTCAAGTGATTCAACACGTTACTGCTTAGATTCAACGGGTCTGTTCGATGAAGTTCAAACATTCGGTCAATCATTTCCTGTTGACCGCCTGAACCTCGCCCTACATCAGCAACATCTTGTCCCAAGATTTTCTGTTGGAAGTCGGCCAATCCGACTCCACCCTTTCGCCCCTGTCCGCCGAATTGCATGTCACGAGCACCTGCTGATGCTCCACTCAACATTCGACCGAGATACTTCTCAAGACTCATGTGAGATTGCGGACCGTGTTTTTCCATCTCGGCTTTTGCTTCTCGCATACGTTCCGTGTGAGGATAAAGGTCGTTCATCAACTTGAATCGAACTTCATCGAGTTGGTCGGCTTGTGCTAATTCTTGAGGAGTAGGAGTACGTTCGTTACCCTCCTCGTCTTTGTTGCTTCTCAGTCGTAAAATCTGAGTTTCCAACCTATCAATTGGCGGTTGCAATCGCTCAGCCATCTGTGATGCTTGCTGATGCTTTGCTTGTGCATCTTGCAACTTGCGTGGACTGCCGTAAAACAACGGGTGTTGACCTGTTGGGTCGTGTAGTATAGTTTCTTTATTGAAGCCACCAAATCCACTTTCTGTACCCAGTTGTACAGTCTTTTTACGACGTTCATCCTCGCCTTCACGAAGAGGCTGTAAAAACTCACCACGTGGGGCAGGCGCCTGTCCTCGTCCAAGAGACGGGCGTTGTTCTCGCTCACCTATCTTTTCAGATTCTTGAGGTGCTTCCTTGGGCGATGCGACACGATGTGGACTACCGGGCGTCATTATGTCTGCTTCTGCGAGACGTCGAAGTCGACCTTCATCCATCTCAGGCCTTGTTTGACGCAATTCTTCCATACGAGCCTGAATCGGCTTCTCAAGATGTTCTTCGTACTTTTGAGCCATATCCTCGGCTTGCTCTTGTCCCATACCCATGCCCAGCATGTGTTCGATTCGTTGCTTCATGTCAGCAGCCTTGCTACCTTGCATGAGGCGCTTTAGTTGCTGTTTCATCGCGTCCATGTTAGGGTCATCAGGAGCCTTGCGTATACCTATCCACATCGTTATTCCTCCTTTGTCCCCAAGTTGAAGTCCATCTTTGTTCCGCATGTTCGACAATTGTCAACCCAACAGAAGTAGAGCATACCACATGATTTGCACCGTGTACCTGAGCCGATGTTCAGAACGTCACCTGCTTTTCGGTTGCGTATGCGTTGTTTGCTGACTACGCCTTAAAGGGGTTTGTCTTGGTTAAAGACAGAACCTGCCCCGTAGGACTCGGCCAGTCGTACGCCACGCTTCTCAAGTCGCTCGATTTCGTCGAGTCCGAGTGTTGCTGCATCCATCCTATCACCCTCAGTTCGTGGTGACAATCAGAAAAATGTTTCCCAAGATGGTGATGGGTTCAGCACCTACGATGGTGTTTGAACCTGCTGCCGCTGCAACATCGGTCGTCAGGGTAGTCGACATTGTCGACGTGTCCTGAAAGTCTCGTGGTGCGTATGGTCCTACGACTTTGGTCGTCTTTGCCATGTGTCGTCACCTCAAGAGCGACGACCGATTGCCATGAATGTTCCACCGATAATTGTTTGACCGGCTGTTGGTACGTTCACAGTGATTGTGGTACCACTCACTGTAGCAAACTCAGCAAGTGTAAAGGGTACTGCGTCTGAGCCATCTGCTGCACCACCTGTTTCAAGTGTTTGTGGTGCAAGCGCCGCTGTTGGCGTGAGTACAGCCATGTCAATACTTGCGAGTTGTGAACTCAAGTCAATGCTGGTGTCACCTGCTGCGTATGAGCCTGTGACTACCATTCGGTCTCCAAAGTATGTTGGTCGTGGGTCAATTGTTACTGCCATTATTGTTCATCTCCTGTTGTTTCTGTTTCTTCTGCCACTGGTTCTTCGACCACGGGTTCTTCGACGACTGGCTCAGGTGCTGGAGGGTTGAGGATTAGGTCAACCATGCCCAATAGTTTGGACTTGGTTGCATATCCACCAACTGTTTCTCCACGCTCCTCAAGCCATGCGCTGATGTCCTTCTTAGTCCAACCTGAGTCGGGAAGTCCATCATTGCCTGCGTCGACTGTAATACCTGCATCTCCTTCGACCTTCCACCACTTAGGGGATAGTCGATTGCGGTACGCATCGAGCCACTCTTGCGAGACTTCCATAGGGACGTCTCGCTCAGCGTAGGTTCGGCGCATACCGGGAACTGTACGTGTGTGGTACGGTCCCAGTGAAGTTATTGTAGGCAAGAAGAAACACCTCAAGCCAAAATCATCCAGCAGGTTACGAGAGCATCAGATGTGCCAGTTACCTTGAACTTAGCAGCAGGTGTAGAAACACCTGCCGAGTTGTTAGCACTGCTTGTTCCGATTGCTTCTTTGAGTGTAACACCTGCTGCTGCGGTGCTGTTGTCTCCTACAAGAACTGCAATAATCTTCGTTGCATCTCCTTCAACAACCAACGTTTCGTCGTTTGCCAAAGCAGTTGTAAATCGTCCACAAACCAATTTGAGTCCCGCTGTTGCGTTCGTTGTGTTGGTGTTCTTTGCTTGGAAGCCGTCGAGAGCACCGGGGTAAGACCCTGCTGCTGCACCGCCGTCGAGCCATGCTGTGTCGTCTTGTTCTGTGCCTGCGTACAAATCGATGACAAAGTCCTCGGTAAATACTGCGCTGCTACTTGTTGTGTATGTAATTGCCATATTTTTCATCTCCTGTGTGTGTTATCTCCATCAAACCTCAAGACAAGTCTCGGATTGAACCGTGGCCTCCAAAGAAAGTTGTCCAAATTTCACCCATGGTTCGGTAAAGTCCTTCTTGACCGAGGCGGTTGATGGCGAATGGGTCTCCAGTTTCGATACCTGACTCAAAGTATTGAGTCGGTTTTGCGACACTAAAGTGTAGGTAGTCAGTGTCCAAGAAGTACATACGGCTGATGCCGTCCTTTGTAACGTCCTTGGATGGAATGATTGGGACACCGTTGTATGTAGCAACGATGAAACCTGCTTCAACACCCGGTACACCCTTGACACCGTTGAAGGTAGGGGTGACACGCTTCTCTTCCATGAATCGCTGTTGCGCTTGGAGGAGTTGTTGGATTCGCATCAAAGTGTCATATCCAGTGAGGATGACCTTGGGGTTTCCACCACGTACCCAAATCTTTTGGAAGATGTCGTCGAGGTGGTCAAGGCTGAGTACACGCTCAGTCAAGCCTGCATCGGTTGCAACGTTGACCTCAGCGTTGGACCAAGTGTTTGCGTCTCGGTCAATGCTGTAAATGTCGAGGTCAGCAGCGTCACTAACGTGAGCAGTGTTTGTAGTCTGAGAGCCTGCTGCGACTGGGCCAGTACCAGTACTGTCCATTGTGCTTGAAGCAGTGACACGGTCGAGGGACTCGTAGTCGTTACCAGCAGGTGTGTCGACGTCTTGGAGGAGCATCTTGTTGATTTCCTCAGCGTGGTGCTTACCCATTTCTTCCTTGAGAACACTGCGAATGTCACCAAGACCGTCGTCCTTGTCGTTAAGGAAGATTGCAACTTCGCTCATGTCGAAGGTGTGTGCAATGGTCTTAGGCTTTGCAGCGATGTGCTGGAAGACAGGTTTGGTGGTTTCCGGTAGTGTACCGTTCTCCGCAATACCTCCGCCCTTAGCGGAATCAGGTCGTGCGGTTACGACACGCCATCCACTTCGGTCCCAAGGTTTCTTAGGAAGGATGGAGAATGCGTTGAATTCTTGGTTCAACTGGCTCCAAACCTTTCGTCCGTAAATTGCTTGGTATGTACCAGCAGTTGTGGACAATAGTGGTGCGTCTGCTTTCAAAAGTTCACTGCCTGAATAGTGGAAGCCCATGTTTGAGCCTGCACCATAGTAGTAGCGTTCCATGTCGGTTACTGTTCTTAGATAGTTTCTTGCCATTCTTAATCACTCCATTTAGTTGTGGAATACACTTCCTGCGAGGCGGTGTACGTCATCCCAAGACATGTTAGCCATGTCCATAGTGGATGGAATTTCAACGTTAGAAACAGGTGCGGACTTTTGGATAGTTGTTCCAGTTGC